AGGCCGGCTCTGTGGACGACCGTTTCATTTCGATGAAACCTAAGAAGCATCTTGTCTGTGAAACGTTAAAAAAGACGGGTTAAAAGACCCAGAAACCACTACATCTTTAGTGTAGTGGTAGTTCATGAATAAAAGAATTAATAAAATGAAATGGTATCATGGTTCATATTCAGATTTCAATGAGTTTAAATTGAAAAAAGGAACGTATTTGGATTTGAATTATATCAATCCTATATTTTTAACAAGTGATTATGAATTTGCTAAGTATTATAGTAGATACAAAAACGGTTTAATTTATACTATTGAAGTGTTGACTGATAAGATATTCGACCCATCAAAACTACCAACGGATTTGAATTTGTATTATTATCAAAATGGAAAAGTAAGAAATGCTAATTTAGATTATAAAAATTATGATTATGATTTAGCGTTGAAATTGAGAAATGATATAGATTCATCATCAGAATTTGATAATGTTGATACATCTAAATATTATAATGGAATTGTTTTTGGTGATTATTCATCCATTGAAGATACTTGGTTTTTTGATTGGTTAAAGGAAAACGATTATGATGGGTGTTATGTCTGGGAAACTGGTACTAAGAATCTATTTATTTTTGATCCGAAAAAATTGAAAATTTTAAATAAGGAAATTCCAAAGAACGAGAAATTGATAACAAAATTTGATATTTTTGAAAAAATTTAATCTTTAATTTTTATATATAAGATTATGAAAAGATTAATCACTATTGATTATTGAAAGAATATATAATGAAAAATGAATAAGGAAATATGTTTCTTTGATTTGGACGGCACTTTGTGGGATAATGACTACGAAGTGTGGGTGATTGATAAAGACCATCCAAGCAAACCTCTGCACGTTTTAAACCATATTGAATTCACTTTAATCAAGAAAGGTCATTATAAAAAAGAAGATATTTGTTTATCTTATAATGGTCAAAAATTTTATATTAGTGAAGAATTATCCAAACGTTTACAGAAGAAGGCACATACGGAAAACATTGAACGTTTTGGAATATCATTAATGCCTATGGTTGACAAGAAATTACTCAATAAATCAAAACTTGAAATTTATATTAAAAACATTGAACATTTAAGATTCAACAAACATATTGACATTGGTATATTAACAGCACGTTCGAATCAAAGAACAAATTCTGATATTTTGAATAAGTTAAGATTAGAATTGGAAAATATTGGAATAAATATAAAGAAAATATTTTTCGTTGGCCAAAGTGTAAATAAAGGTCAGAATTACATGAATAAGGTTAACGTTTTATTGGAACATTTAACTGGTTTTAAAATTAAGGGTGGTAAATTTATCCCTTTAAAACAAGATTGGTATCCAAACGTTAGTTTTTACGATGATGATACACAAAACATTCATTATGCAAACGATATTCAAAAATTCTTTGAAGAAATATTGAGAAAGACAGATGATGAATTATTTCATCTTATATTAGAAAGATTAGATACTGTTAAAATAAAATTGGATAATTATTTGGTAACATCTAATGATACAAATAGATTTGTAAAATCATCGGTTACATTGGAAAAACCAACAAGATTTCCTATTAGGGAATCAAGATTGATGACTTTTGATAAATTTATTCAAATTTAAGCAAATCAACATCAACAACTTCTATTCCTAATTCGTCATATTTATCGAATAAATATAACAAACATTCATCCACATCTTCTTGTGATGGTTTAAACATTTGAATATATAAATCTATGAATTTCATGGTTAATTTTAGATGTGTTTCATTTTCACATGAATCAATAGTATCAACTATTTTTGTTACAACTCTAAAATGACCCGGTTTTCTGTTACTTGAAATTTTCATATTAAGCTAATTTTTTACCGTAAATCAACTCTTTTAATTTTGCATTTTGTTCACCACCGACCAAATGAATCCAATCCAAATAAAGTGTTTTCATGTTTTCTGATTCATCGTATGGTGGATTCATTTCTTTTTCATCATCCGATAAATGATAATAACAAGAATTTGTCACCCACTTAATGAAAGGTGGGTAAGTTTCCCAATCGAATACTTTTTCATCACAAATGAAACAAAGGGCGGAAAGGGCATTGTTTAAATCCGGTTCATGAAATGATGCATATGGAATATTATTATTAATCAAATATTTTTCATGTAATTCCATTGTACCCAATTTGGTTTCATCATCATACCATTGTCCATCCTTACATAATATAATTCCATTATTACTTGTACCACCATCAAGAACAACCCATGTTTTATGTTTCCTATATTCTTTGTATAGTTTAGTTTTACTATATTTATCAGAATATTCTTCTACACAATGTCCTGCCTGAATTGATTTTTGAATTGGACTGATGTTATACATCACCAAAAAATACATTCTTAATTCTCTTTCTTTTTTCATACTTCTATACAAATTACTTCTGTTGTTGAATTTTTCCAAGAATCACCCACTTCACAATATTCTAACCATTCCGGAATAGTTTCACCATCCCAAGAAACATCTGCTTCTTCATCGTTAAAAATATCAAGGAGATCTGTTTCACTAATCCCCGTTCTTACAAAACCTCTACCAGTCTTGTCTTTCATAATGAATTCTCTTGTTTTCATATATTAATAGTTATATAATTGAAAAAATTTTTCATTTGTCATTTCTTTTGCACAACCAGAATGAAGGAGTCCTTTTGCATCATTCATTTGTTTTGCCACCATTTGTGGGGTGGTTTCTTTGATGTCATTCATAACATCTTCAAATGAATCACCTATAATTGCACCGGTTTCACTTTCTGATATTCTAATGGAACCTTTTGGGGTTTTCCAAGAGAATGCCTTTACACCGTAACCAACTTCTTTCTCTTCAATCATATCAATTTCTGTGGTCATTGGTGCGTTTACACGACCACCCATTGTAAAGGGAAAATAACCCATTGTCCAAATTGTCATTTTCATAATTTTTTATTTTTTTCTTTTTCTTCTAATTCTAAAAATTTTCTTATTCCTTCTTCTGGACTTCCAGTGAAATATACACATTTATCAAATCCATTTTCTTTAGTGATAATGGAATCTTCTTCTTTTATTGAACCGATATGTTTTTCACCATAATGTCCTTCAATCTTTTTGGTTGCTGGATTTACATCACCCCAATCAGCAGCATGTTGTGAATTGTCAATTGGTTCGACAACAAACTTACGACCAGTGTTTTGATCATAAATATAAAATCTTCCAGTATCTTCTGATTTTTCTTTCATTTTATTCTTTTATTTTCATTTCTTTTTGATCTTTTGTTAAAGTTTTATTTAAATTCATATTACAATATTTTCAATGATTTTTTTAATTCTGTTAAATATTCTGTACATTTTCCCCATCCCCAAGCGTGGATGTAATTAGAACCTTTTGTTACATCTTCGTTGTTAAATATAACGATAGCATTTGATTGGATATTTGGCCATTCAATATAAATTACTCGTTTTCTCCAACCTATTTTAATCGTACCATATTTTGTTACAACATTAAACCAATCTGAACAGATAGTACAATTATTAATATCATGACAATATTCATTTGGGATATGTATCATTTCGAAATTTTCAAATCCAGCCTTTATAAAACATTCTTTGAATTTTTTTTCTTCTTTTTCATTTAACATTTTTCTGTTACAATCTTTATGATAACATTCAACTATTTGGAATCCTATTGAATCATCTTTTTGAATGATATAATTTTCATCAATTTTACCATCATAAAAACCATTTTCATTGATTTTTAATGTTTTATATTCTGGATTTGGTCTAAGATCAATCCATTTTGGGTTACTAATACCATGTTCTCTCATTGGGTAATAAATAGCGTTTGATCTCATTTTGAAGTAATCCCATACCTTTTGAAGTGGTTGTCCAACGAAATCCCAAAGAACATCACCATATAAATCTAGTTGACGAGCTGGGTAATCTTTCCATGTTGACTGATGATGTAAACAATCATCGATGTTATCCAAATCCCATCCTTTACCACAGTAAGGACAAATAGTATTACGGTCGGGAAGTGATGAACTCATTGACCTCGAAATCGCAAGTCCAAAAGGTCTACCAGATTCATGTATTTTACTTATTTCTGACCACTCTAAGTTTTTAATTTCCTCAGTAGTGATAGCGTTGATACTCCTGTCATACCTGTATACAATATCGTGAAATTCATCGTTGGTCAAGACCAATGGAATCTTCATGAACCCTTTCAGTTTCTCCAATCCATCAATAACCTTACTGATTTGACCGAATTCATCAATCCAGTATCTTCCATCGAGGATATAGAAATTACCGATACCCGTTTTTCTGTAAGTCCTACGGATTTCTAATAAATCCATGAAGTCATCGAAATTTTTCAGATATAATTCTATACTCTGTTTCTCATAATAGATATTATAACCGTACTTTTTGTATGCTTCGTTCATAATACAATGATTAATAATATGATGAATGCAATAACCCAATGAATAGGGTCTGGAAAATAATTCATTAACTTTTTCATATTTATATTATTTTATATTTTCAACAATTTTATAATCCTTTACTATTTTCAACCATCCTTTTTCAACAAAATGATCTACCCAATTAGAGTCTGGGCTTTCAAAAGGTGAACGATCTCTATATCTTATATACCAATCCCAAGCCAAAGATACCAAATCATCGAAATTGGAAATTTCGGTTGTTTCATTGTATCTAGCTTCCGCAAATATTTTCCCTTTGGATTCAAATAAGGTAACAGTTCCAGATTTGGAAAAACCACATACTCTATAGCCAATAATATCTAAATCTTCTACTATCGTAACAGAATCAATAGATACACCTTTTTTAAGGATTTCTAAAATTAAATCTTCAATTTTCATAATTTTAATTGTTTTCGTTAAACCACTTTAAGAAAATATTTTTCACTTCTTCAGGACTACATTCCTTGATTTCATTGGTGTATTGTGATTTGAATTTCGTAATTACATCACCCAATTCCTTTCCTTTCAAATCAGTCCATTCCATTACAAGTTCACCATTGAATTTGTTTCTGATAATCTGTTTTTCTTCATCTTTCTTTTTCAAAGTTTCAATTTGTTCAAGAAAATGAACTTCTGGAAAACTAGAATCAATCAAATCCAAAGATACATCATTTGTTAATTTTTCATTATCAAATTGAAAATCTTTAATATATTCTAAAAATTTATTAAATGTGGGTCGTTTCTTGTTTCTTTTTCTATCATCTTGATTTAAATTTTCCAAGAAAAATATTTGTGGTTTAAAATATTTACATGAAATAATCCAATCGTAAATTTCTTCTAATGTTTCAAATCCATTATATTTACGATTAATATCTAATCCCAGAAATAGAAACATTTTATTTATATCTTTTGTAATTAAAATTTCACCCAATTTATTAGATAATGATTTATTAAAAATAATAGCATATAATCCATCAGGTCTATATTTTAAATAACCTTTAACTTCTGTAGTATATTTTTTAATCATTCCCATTTTATAACCTTTATTTATGTAAGTTTCAATTTCGTTTTTTAAAATATAAAAATTTTCATTTCCATTATTTAACCAAATTTTACCATAAGATGAATTATCCGATCCACAATTTTTCCCACTTTTTGATACTGATATTTTATTTTTTGATTCATTTGACATTGGTATATTTTTATTCCAAGGGATATTACCAAGATTTTTACCCATTGTTGCCTTTGATATTTTTATACGAGTTTCTTCTGATGTTAAATGTCCTTTTAATGAGTTTGATAGTTTTTCTTTTTGTTCCTTTGTCATTTTTCTACCTGTATTATATACAGATAGTTTTAATTTTGTAATATCAGATAATTTTTTTCCTTTATGTTTTTTAGATATTTTTTCTTTTGTTTCATCAGAGTGTTTATACCATTTTCTATTATCTATGGTCTTTTTATAAATTTCTTTTTTTTGTTCTTCTGAATATCCTTTAATAATATTTCCACCGTCACCACCCTTTGCTATATTATAAAATTGTTCTGATTCACACGCTTTGTAAAAGTCAATCCAATATATTTCTTTTTCATTTAATTCTTCTGATGTATTACAATGTTCAATTATTTCTTTTTTGAAATTTTCTTTACCATATTTTTTCACAGATCTAGTTAAATGTATTCCAGAACCGAAATAATTTGAATCGTTTTTTTCATCTTTACCAATATATTTTTTACCATTTATTAAATTTGTTGTTATATAAATTACCATTATAATTTTTTATTCTTATATATAAAAATTATAAGGTTCGTTATCGGGTCATTCTTTAAATTTTATAGATCTAAATAATTTTCCCAAAAGATTACTCGTTGGATCATAATCCATCCAGAATTTAGTTGATTCCCAAATAGATTCAGCAACAGGAATTAAATCTATTTGAAATTGTTCAAAATCAAATGTTGTTGTTCCATCGTTTACCACAATTTCATTTGGTGATAAATGTTTTTCAATTTCTTTACGGATATTTAATCCCTTATTATAAAATTGATTATCAACTTTTAAAAGGATATCCATATCACCGTGATCCGGCTTTGTATGATAAAATTTAAGGACATAAAGTTCTGTTCCAAAAATTTCTTTTAGTTTTGGAATCAAACGACTTTCAATATCATAGAATTGTGTTGTCGTTTTTCTTTCAGTTGGCCAATTTTTAAGAGCTTTACCACCCATTTCTATTTATTTTTTACAAAATTACAACAAATATTTAATATAAAAAATTTTTAAGACTTTTTTTCTAATATTTTATTTCCAAGAATAAGAAAATCAATAGATCCTTTATTTAAATGATTTATAGCATGAGTTGGATGATTTATAATTGGTTCACCATGTGAATTAAAAGAAGTGTTTAATAATACAGGAATACCAGTTAACTTATTAAATTCATCTAATATTTCATGAAAAAAATTATTTCTTTCTTTGAAAACTATTTGTGGTCTACAAGTTTTATCAAAAATGTTAATAACAGCTGGAATTTTTTCAACCCATTCATCTTTAACAGTATAACATAATGTCATAAATTCAGCAGCTCTTTGTGAACGATAAGCGTACATAATATCAGAAACATATTCAGACATTACAATTGGAGCAAATGGCATTATTTCATTTCTATCAAGTTTTTTATTTAAATATTCATGAGTTTCTTTCCTACTTGGTTCTACCAATATTGATCTGGAACCCAAAGCTCTTGGACCATATTCTGTTTTACCGACAAATGTACCTATTACTTTACCATTGTTTAATAATTCCGCAATATAGTTTGGTGAGTATGGAAATATTTTATGAATGGATGAGTCTATATATGTATCCATTTCTTCTTGTGTATAATCAATTCCTAAAAATACATTATCCCATCTTTTTGTTTCATAATTATATTCTTTATTTGAATGAATTAACGCGGAACCCAATGAAACACCACAATCACCCATTGGTGGCATTATATAAATTTCATCAAATGGTCCATATTCATTTATTCTTTGATTCAATTTCACATTAGCGAATAGCCCACCTGATAAACATAATTTCTTATGTCCGGGGAATTTTTTATGTAAATCCCAAATATATTCTAATATTTTATCTTCTGTTAATTTTTGAAAATTGAAACAAACATCTTTTTTCTTTTCTTGTATTAATCCATTTTTATCCAATTCACTTAATACGAATCCAAAAATATTAGATGAATATAAATCAAATTGTAGATTGGAATATGCAAATCCCATTTTTAAGTGATTGTATATTTCTTCATCAAATTTACCTTGAGCTGCTAATCCCATTACTTTACCTTCATCTTTATTTTCTTTCCAATTGTAAATTCTACATACCTCACCCCATAGAGAAGCGACTGGATTAACAACATTAAAAACAGTCATGTTCTCACTTTTTGGACCACCTTTCATTTTATATATTTCGGTCAATTTGTTATTTTCACCTGTGAATATTGTGGAACAACTTGAATTTCTAAAACATAGATTTTTAAAATTATCTTTTGTTATAATATCTTCATGAAAATTATTACTTTCCGAACCATCGAAAACAACAACCAATGTTTTTTCTTTGAAACCGGAAGTAAAATAAACACCAGCAGCATGACAAAGATGGTGTGGATAATAAAGGATATTTTTCTTTTCTAAAATTTTGTACATGAAATTATCACGAATATTAATAGGTGAAGTGGTTGTTAGAACAACATCATCATCAAAAATACTAAAATTAAAATATTTTTCAATACTTTCAAGGGATAAATTTGGAACTGATTCTATGTTATCAGCTGCCTTTACACGAGTGAATCTTTCCTCTTGAAAACAACTTTTTATTTCATTATTTTCAATTAATGATATACTACAATCGTGAGAAAAAGAGTTAAATCCAATTATTTTCATGATTAAATACGTTATTTATTAGTTCATATGAATTCATATCAATACCTTTCGGATTTATACTTAAATCATCAACCCAAGAAATTGGATATGATGTATAATAATCTTGATCAGTATAATAATTGATGTTGTATTTATTTTTATCGAATATAAAATCATTAATCTTGTATAATGGTTTACAATTTTTTAATTTACAAAAATCTTCAATATAATTTATCCAAATATCTAAATCATTAATATTGGATGGATTCATATTGAAAAGAACATTTTTTCCGTTGATATCGAAATATTCTTTTTTCAATAAAACCATATTATTTTCATTCCAACCATAAATATGTGTTTGAAATTCAATGTAATATTTTAAAGAACTTACTTTTATCCAACTATTAGCTGGTATTTCATGTCTAAATCTGGGTACATCATCACCCACAATAATAAAATATTTTGGATAACCGTCTATTGAAATAATACTTATATAATAACCGTCTTTGTAATCTATATAATAATTGTCCATTGAGTTTTATATTGAGTTTTAAGAACTTTGTTTTTATTTTTTAATATATAAATGAAATCAAAATATCAATTATGAAGAAGTTTGTACAATTTATTAATGAATCAAGTGAATATAGTTTTAAAACTGACGTTAATTCTGTTACCGTTTATGGTTTGGAAGAGTCATTGAATAGACAAGATGATGCGGATATAACTACATCATCCGCAACAGTAAGTTGGATATTAGAACCAGAAATGAGAAATGATAGAATAAAATCTATGAATTTGGGTGTCATTAAAGTTTGGTGTCAAATCGAATATAATTTTGAAGATGGTGTAGAAGATATAATTTATTTTGATACAGATTCACACGATTTTAAAGATTGGACAATAGATTCACAAATTGAATTTAAAAAAGATGGTGGTGTTTGTCCGGATGATGTTGAAATTGATTATAGATCTAAAAAAGTAACTATTAGTTAAAATAATCTTCTAAAGCTATTAACAATTTAGGAATATTAGCTTTATATAAACCACAACAATTTATTGTTCCACATTCAATTATTTTCCATTCTCCATCTGTTAAACAAATATCCATTACAAAAGCATCAGCAAGTTGAAATATTTTTATCATTTCTTTACAATATTCAATAGCACCATCATCTATAATATCACTATAATTAATGAAACATCCTGTTCTATAAAGACTACCTGTAATTATTTCACCGTTAACAATATAAAATCTAAATTCTTTTTGAATATTTTTTATAGAAGCTACTTGAATTTCTGTTTCTTTAGATAATGTCGTAGTGTGTCCGTTTTTAAAACTGTATTCCTTAAACTCTTCCCATTCTTGGGGAGTGAATATTTTTCCTGTGAATGTTTTTGTGTCAAGAGTCGGCCTAACAAAAGAATCCCTATGAAGAACCAAATCCCCAAAATTATGTATAGTACTGTCATAATTTAATAAATTGTTTTTATAATGTTTTCTGTAAACCATAAAATCATGATTCGGTGTCATAATACAACCCGGTTTCCAACCATATTTAGGTGAAATTCTTGCCATTTTCAGAGCACCAAAACAGAAAACATCTTTTCTATCTGTTTCAAATTCAATATCATCAATGAAAGGTCTTAATTTTACAACTTCATAATCTAATTCTAATCTTTCTAATGAATCGATAAGAACATCCCATTCATCTTCTTTATAAAGTCTTTCTTGAACTATGTAATACATAAATTAATGTATATGTAATAATTTCTTTTCAATATAATTTTTGATATGGCTAGGTTTTACTGTAAATGGTAAATCACCTTCTAATCCAACAAATTTTGTTTCACTTGTAATATCTTCCGCTTTTATTCTGAAAAGTTTTCTGTCAGGTGAATATATCCTAACTTCTTCTACATTACCAAATTGACCTGAACTTACAATCCAAACCCAAGTTTCTTCGTTGATTATAATTTTTCTAGTTTTGTTTTTCATAATTGGTATTTTATAATTAATATATACATAAAAAATAATAAAGTTTGTTATGATAAAGAAATTTAGTGAGTTTATTAAAATAAATGAAAGTAACGGACCGGATGAGGATAGTTGTGTAATATCTTCAAATGGATATAAATATAGTGTTGGTTGTGAGGGTAAATTTCTTGGTGATTTTATTGAAATGGATGATGCACTAAAATTTGTAAAGAAATGGATGGATGATAATGGTTATTATCCTAATCTTTGGTTTGTATCCGATCATGGAAATTCATGGCAAATAGATATTGAAGGAAATGAAATTAAAAATGATGTGGAAGAAAATGAAGGTGAATGGGATATATGGGATGATGATGAGTTAGACCCTGCGGGTGGTCATGGTTTACATAGTCATGAATGAAATAAAAAAAGGGGTGAAAATTTCACCCATTTTTCTTTTTAGATTTTAAATTATACCTTTTTCTTTCATATAATCATAATATATTTTAGATATTCTAATTTCACCATTTTCCCATCTTTTTATCCAATTACAATTATGACAAAGCAGTTGATAATTATTTTCGGTATCTTCTAAAACTTTTTTATAATATTTTATACTATTTTTATTTTTCAATTCTTTTACACCACCACCGTTTACATGATCTATAGCAAATACTCTTAGATCTTCATTTCCACATTTTTTACATTTAAAACCTAGTTTAATTAAACATTGTAATCTCAATGTATCATATTTTTCTTCAGCCCATTTTTTCTTATACAATTCTATTTTTTCTTTGTTATTTTCTTGATATGTTTTATTAATTTCTAATATTTTTTCTTTATTATTTAAATAATTTTTGATGTAATGATTTTTTATTTTATCTGGATTATTTTTTCTCCACTCTTTAAGATATATTCTTTTTTTCTCTTTTTCTTCGTTGGTGAGAATTTTCTTTTTTTCATATTTTTTTGTTTTTTCTGGTTTAGAATATGTTTTTATTTTATCTGGATTATTTTTTATCCATTCTTTTATATAAATTTTTCTTTTATTTTTCTTTTCTTCATTTAAATTTTGTTGATTTTTTGATTTAGTTTCCATGTATTTTTGTTTTTGTTTGTATATATTAATTTCATAATGTCAATTTTTATTTTTATATTATGAAATTAAATAAACAAAAAAAGGGGAATAATCCCCCTTGTTTGGTAAAAATAAAATTAAAAATTTTATAATTCTATTTTTTCGATTTGGTTTATTAATGATTGTCTGTCTTTTTCAAGTAGAGTCATTAATTCGAAAACTTTATCCGAAAATCCTGCCATAGCGTAAACTTTGTTTTCAGGAAATTGTAAAGTTCCATATCCTTGAAGATCGAAGGAATAGATATGTGGTTGACAATTGTACTTTCTACAATATTCTCTGAAAGTACTTGTCGGTGCATTTCCACCAACCCAACCAGCCATATCAGATAGAATTATTATCCTATCGTAAGCTTTGTTTGCAGTTTTAAAAATACTGTGAAAATTGGTACCAGCACTAGCGAATCTATATACATTTGTAACAGTCATTAAACTATCAGCTGGATTGTATTTCACATAAGATGCATTATCATCAAATCTCATCAAATCACAACCATTACGTTTTGCGATAGCGGCGGCGAATTGAGCACCAGCTTGTGCACATGTGATTTGACTTTTTGCTAAACGAGCCCCGGTCATTGAACCGGAAGTATCTAAAACTACTAATGTTTCACCATCGAATTTTGGAATATTATCTAAAGCTATTTCAGCTGCTTCATTGATTGCTGTTAAAACTTTTCTGAATTTCGAATTGGAAGCACCTAAGTTCGACAATTCATTGTAAGCTACAAGATATCTAAATGGTAGAACCAAAGAGTTCTTGATTAACTTTTTATCAGTTAAAAGTTCACAAGCAACATCAATCATTTCTGGTGCTTGTTCGACAATATTCCTTAAATTCATCAATAAAGACATATAACCGATTTTACGTTCACTTAGAAGTTTTACCCAAACATCTTTCTTAAGGTCTTCTTTTTCAACTGAACTATTAGCCTTTTGACCAGCTTTTGATAATTCAGAAGCAACAGTGTCCTTACTACGGAGTAAATCGATTACAAGTGCTTCAAGAGCGTGAATTTTAATAGTTTCACCTTCTTGGGATTTTGCCCAATTAAGTTTAGTTTCTAATTCTTTCTTGTCACCTTTTTTCTTCAAAGATATTTTCTTTGAAAGAATTTCAATGTATTCCTTACGGTCAACATCAACCATATATTTTTCACCTTCAGTTGGAACTGGGTGAACAAGGTTTGCAATATCAACCAATTTGAAATCTTTACCTTCACCACGATATTTTCCCAACTGGTATGAATCAAAACGACTCATAGCTTCAGCAAAACCCTTTTTCATTGAGTTTGTAATTTTATTACCCTTACTAGTGTAATAAGCTAAAATTTCCATCATATCATCTGGACGACGAACAATTTTATTGTAGAAACTTTTTGCCCAAGGTACACTTGACAAGTGTTTAGCTAATTCAGCTGCGGTAATGTGTGATATAGATCTCATACCAAATTCATTACGAGCAAAAATTGCAGATTTTGCTACGAAATCAGGTTTATTCTTATTAATAAGATCAATTAACCTGTTATTTGTTTGTTCTTCTTTCTGATAGAAAGAATTCTGTGCGAATGAAGTTAATAATAGGGAAACCAATTCAAGTTTGTTTGATTCCTTGAAAGCTTCACCACCTGCGAAGTTAGTTGTAATTTGTGAACTAACTGTCTTTTTTGCATTGAATTTTGACATAATAATCCTTTCTTTTTTTTTGTTTGTTGATAAAAAAAAAGGACTAGAGAAAATTAATTCAGTAGTCCTTTTGGTAATATAGATGAAGAAAATGATAAGTGAGTTGTGAAATTTAGGTTTTCACTAAATGTGACTCGATTAAAGTCACTTTTCAACCCCGATTTTGTGGTTTATCGGAACCTTGACATAGGTTGTCATAACCTCGATTTTTATGTGTTCGATCACTCAATCATCATCCGAAGATGATAACCATTAATGGCCGTTTCCAGCCTTTCATGTTTACGAAGTAACACTATATCTTACTATCATCAGTAAATATTATTAAGGAGTAATTTTAAAAGAGTGTCTTGTTTGTTAGGGGAATCCCCTCGAAGTAACTCTTTTATTGCTACCTTTTTTATTCCATTAAAATTAAGAACGTTTTTATTTATATTTCAAAAAAATATAAAAGTTTAAAAATAATGTAGAGAATTTTAAGGAGGGTATTATAAAAAGCGAGGTTTTCACCAGCTTTCTATTGGAGTTGAACCAATTAGAACCGAAGTAACCCTATCTTTTGCTACTACAATTTATTTTATATATTGGGGAAAAAATGTGTGTTTTTTCCATTTTCATTAAATATAATACTTTTTTAGTAATAAAAAAACAAAAAGTTTGAAAAATTAATCACCTTTTGGCCAAAATTTAATTTTTTGTGAATTTGGCCAGAACAATGGATTTTTCTTTTCTTCATCTCTTTTAGACCAAGGATCTGCTTGTTTCCAAGGGTTCATTCTAAGTACTTCATCCGTATTATTATTCTGCCAAGGATTATTTGGTTTAGCTTTTGACAACATATCAACTTTATTTATAAATTGTTTTCTAGCCATTCTAAATGATTTGTAGTTTACATTATTTTCATAAGGTGTGATTTCCATGAAATTCTTTACAATTTCCTTTTCAACATCGGTTGATCTGAAATCAAGATATGTATCAATGATATTTTTGTAATCTGTATGTCTGTAAATAGTTGCTAAGTTTATGATTGCCATTACACAGTCATCAGTACCACTTTGAGATTTGAATGTAACTTCTCCGTTAGCTAATTCTTTTTTGGAGAAAGAACTTAATTCACCTATGGTTCCACTATGTCTTAAAATCATAGCATCCTTTTTGATTACATCTTGGAAATCCTTTAACATCATCTTTTTACCCTTTTCTCCACTTTTAACAAGGAATCCGACAGTTAAATAATCATCAGTTTCATTTTGTTTGTAACGAACAAATATAGAATCACCATAATTGTTTATATCATTGAAAACGTGTTTTAAATTATCTAAAAGACGATCACCTAAATTCTTGTTCTTTTCAATAACTATTTTAACTCTTTCATGATCAAATAATTCAAAAGCTATTAAATATAAAATATGTGCAATTTCATTCGGATTGTAAATATTGTTTTGGAAAACACCTATTTGTTCTAATTTAAAAAGATCATATTTATTTTCATACATGAATTTTTTCTTATTAATAGTGTCTTTGTCTTTCATCATTAATCTAAATATACTTATGACAGTATAATTCTGACCCAATCCTTCACCCATATCAATACCGACAAAAATATCATAATTTTTCGCTAGTCGAATATCAAATAAGTCTGGTCTATTTTCTATCCATTTTAAATCTGAATAAGGATATTTAAGTTTATTTTCAAATGATGGAATTTCTAAAGGTGAAAATTTAGTTTCGTTGTTAAGGAATGTTTCAAATACAGCACTATCAAATAATAAATTACCATCTGTAATAAATTGTAATCCGTATTCCTGATCGAATTTACCTTCACCACCAATAAGATTTGTTTCTTCTTCTTGCCAATTTGTTATGAAACATATTTCTGGTAATGGAACTTCAAATATTTCTTCAATTCCATTATCAATCATCATTTTACTTTCTATTCTTATTGAACGAATATCTATTATGTCCGCTTTTATCATTGGTGTTTTTTCATCATCTTCATACCATTTGATATAATGACAAACTTTACCATCAACAACCTTATCATAAAGTTTATATTCTAATTCATTTCTCAAATAATTTAAAACATAATCTTCTGTTAATCCATATTTCTGAAGTTTTTCATCAATAAATTTTATTTTTGTATCTCTTCTACCTTTGATTTGGAACCAATAAACTTTAAGAGATTTATATGGATTTTTGTGAATATCACCTTCCGGTAATTCTGCATCTCTTAATAATTCATAGAATAAATTATGACCGTCAGGTGTTGATGTAATTATAATTTTTGAATTGGATATTGATGATACGGTTGGTACTACAGATGCGTAATACGCTCTAACAATATTATCTGGAATTTTTGCAAACTCATCAAGATATAATAAGTCAATGGTAAAACCGATAGCAGGTTCTTTTGTTCTATTTTCGGATTGAATACGACTACCATTTTCAAAAGCTAGTGTTTTTTCGTTCCAGTTTACAATACCAGTCTTTAAGAAGAAAGGTAAAAGTTTGTAAATATCTTTAATCTTCCTTACAATTTCCTTAACAGTTGTAGATTTGTTAGCTACAACCATGACACCTTTATCTTTGTTGAATAAAACTGTCCACAACATAACAATAGCCGCAGAAACAGTATTTAAACTTAATATATCATTTGTATAATAACTATGTTCATTCGAGTTTAATGATAAATCAAACATAGACACTTTATGATTGGATTTAGTAATATATTTTACTTTTGAATTTCCTTTTTTCGTTATAATTATATCATTTAATGTTAAATCTTTTACAAATTTAATTATATGACCATCACAAAAAACAGCATGAACATCTGCACAGTTCATTTTTATTCCATTTTCTAATTCTAATTTATAAGATGTATATGGTTGTGTTAAATTTATTTCTTCTATTGGTACAAAACCATAATCAGTTTCTACTAACAAATCTTTTAATGGTAATACATTCAAAACTTTTTTTAACGGATCATTTTCATCAAGTTTTTCATTTTTATATTCAATTTTTTCTAATTTTTCAATTAAAAAATATATAATATTTCGTAATATCTTTTTCATATCTTTTCTATATTTTTTACAAAATCTATACATTTTTGAATAGTTTCTTTTCTATGATTATTATAATCACTTTCCCATATAATTAATACATCATATCCTATATTTTTAATTGAATTTATTCTAATTTTATCTTTTTCCCAAATTTCATTAGCAAACATTTTTAAATGTTTATGATAATAACTTTTATTATAATTTTTAGGATTGCAATGCCAATAATCACCATTAAATTCGATTATTTTTTTACCAAATACGAAATCATAAGAGAAAGTTTTTCCGATATCTTTAAAATTTCTAAAATATTGATTATTTCCATAATAAACTTTATCATTAATATTTAATTTTTCAATTATTATATTAAATAAATCAATTTCTAATTTTGAAAAGGGAGTATTATTCGTTTTTCTAAAAATACCATTTTTATATTGATCTTCTATTTTTTTACTCCATTTATTTTGTCTTTCATTAAATATTTTAATTCCAATTTCTTCACCATGTTTCAATATACATTTTTCTAAAGTGAAAGTTCGTTGTCTTTCAGATAACATTTTTTCAGATTCTATTTCAGTATATCCTTTTTTTAAATAATATTCAATTCTGGTCGGTTGTTGTTCTGATGTTTTATTCTTATAAACCTTTTTTGAAAATTCAATACAATCATTTTCATTTTTGTATTTTTTAAAATTTTTTGAAAAAGGACTTCTTTGTTTTCTTTGTTCTTCTGTTGTTTTTGATTTACTGTTTGGATTATTATCACCTTTAATTTTTTCTGAAAACATTTTCTTATATTTTTCTTGTTTCATATGTATTCCACCATTTATTGTTGTTTTTTTGTTATCAGATTCGGAATACAAAGGTTCACCCGGATATAATTTTAAATAATCATCAGATGTTAATCCATGATGTTTTAAATGTCTACCATATATTCTAGTAGATTGTTTTCCACATATTTTACAAGTAATTAAATTTTCCATATTTTTATATATTAAAATTTTTTTTAATGGCTTAAAGCCAAAATGGATTTTATTCTAAATATTTTAATATTTTATAAAGAAATAATTTGGATTTTTCTATAAGTGTTAATTTTCTATATTCTTTAAGTGTTTTATAATATAATTCACCAATTGAAATTTTAAATATATATCCATTTGAATCTTTTATAGTTAGACAACTATTTGATTCACAACATTTTCCAGATTGTCTAGATGCCATTAAAATCGAATATCTGTTTTCAACATATAATCTTATAATATCTTTTTGGTAGTCACGAAGTTTCATTTGACCAATACTACCATCTTCCAATTTAATCTTACAATAATGTTCTGCGAAATAGTACACGGATAATTTACATTTGATATATTCTTGAACTTCATCCGGTGTCATAGCGAATTTTAGTCCCGGTCTACGAATCCCGGGATTATTCTTAAACCACAGTCTTTCAGTTAGTTTGAGGGGTAATGCTAATCTTTCTTTCTCTTGTATTTCTTTAACTCTTTCAGTTGTTAATATGTGACTTTCTTCTATTTTCTTATTTGGTGATGACGTTAATTTTGCCATAAAATTGTATTTCTTTCTTTTTCAACGTATTATACGTTATGGCTATATATTAAATTTTTGATGGTTATTTTTTACAAATTAAAAGGCACAAAAAAAGGTAACAATCGTTACCTTTTTGAAAATGTTTGTTATTGATTTATTTTGAATTTACACCAATTTTACATTAACTGCGTTCAGGCCTTTTTTACCTTCTTTAACTTCGAATGTTACATCATCATTTTCTCTAATATCGTCTACTAGACCTGTTACGTGTACAAAATACTCATTGTCTGAGTCATTGTCTTTAATAAATCCAAATCCTTTAGTATTGTTAAAAAATTTGACCTTTCCATTTAATTCACTCATTTTATAATTATTTATTATTTTTTATAATCGTGGAATATCCACAATTTTATATATTGATAAAAAATAACGAAGTTTTATATATTTTACATTATTTATTATTAGATCTACTTTTCGATATTTTTAATTTATGTTCAATAGACATTGGTCCTTTTTTAATTCCTTTTAATTTTTCACTTATTTTATTTTTACATTGTTCTGTTTTTATTTTACCACTATTAGATTTAACTCTTTTTTCTATAGTTTCTTTGCTTTGTTTTTTACCAGTATGGGATAAACTTAATTTGTTTTTATGTTCTTCTGAAAATATTTTACCCGAATTTATTTCACTTAATTTATTTTTTGTTTCTTCCGACATTATTTTACCTTTTCTGGATTCACTCATTTTTATTTTTGTATTTTCAGATAATATTGTCCCTTTTAATTTTTCACTAATCAAAATTTTTGTATTATCGGAATGTTTTTTGTTTAACATATTTTTATTACCTATACTTTTATTTCTGATTTTTTCTTTAGTTTCATCAGTATGTTTCATACCCGAATTACTACCGGCTTTTGGGACCGAATTATAACCTTTTTTATAACTATCAAATAAATTTATATAATATTGTTCTCTAATAATTAGAATTTCTTTATTACATTCTTCTATAGTTTCAAAACAAAAACAATCACTACCATATTTATTATAGGCTCTTTGTAATTTTATGGAATGATGATTCCCATTCGATAATGATTTTTTATGGTGATACCATCTATTATCAATATTTATAGCTGAACCAATATATTTTTTATTGTTTTTAATATTGGTTATTTTGTATATTCCAGAAATCATCAGATTTAATAAGTTTTTTTTCATCTATTTCCATCCACATTCTTATACTGGTTTCAACTAAAAGTGATTTGTTTATAGATCTTTTTTTAGAATGTTTTCTAAATTTTTCATATAGTTCTTCATCAATTGTAAATGTATATTGTTTTTTCATTATCTATTGTTTTATATGTATATATAAATATAATCAAGTCAAAAAAAGACTATCAAAATGATAGTCTTTTTTTAAATTAATTTTTATTTTACTGGAAAATAACCAACTTCGACAACAACTTTTTGACCATCAGGACTTAAAACCCAGTCAATGAATTTTTTAACATCACCGGTTGGTCTATTTGATAAGTACATGAATAAGTACCTTGTTATAGGGTATTGATTATTTTTGATTGTTTCAGCGGTTGCTAAATAAGATTGACTTTTATCATCTTTCTTCACAGCACAATGTTTAACACCATTTGCATACGCTGAACCACCGTATCCTATACCATATTTATCTTTTGATACAGCATTTACAACAGCTGCTGTACCCGGAAGTGTTTGACAACTTGGTGAATAGTCACCCTTTACTACATTATCCTTAAAGAATACATATGTTCCAGAACTATTTTCACGACCATATAATTTTATGGATTGATTTGGACCACCAACTTCTTTCCAATTTTTTATTTTACCAGTATATATCCCACTTATTTGTTTGATGGTTAATTCTTTAATTGGATTGGATTCATTTAGGAATATTGTGATACCATCTTTAGCACAAGGTATTTCTACTCCGAAAGTGGCGTAACGATCTTTAAGTTTTTCCATTTCGGATTGTTTCATTGGACGACTTGATGTGCAAATATCTGTTGATCCATTTATAAGAGCAGCGATTCCGGTTCCAGAACCACCACCAGTTACTTGAATAATTTGTTGAGGATATTTCTTCATATAGATTTCAGCCCATTTTTGGGTTAAAATAACCATTGTATCGGATCCTTTTACCGTTATTTGTTTTGGTGCTGGTGTAAATGCTGTTATCACCATAACCAATAAAATTGATAAAGTTAGTATTATTTTTTTCATATTTTTTTTCATATTTTTCATATTATTTTTTTTAGAATTTAACTTGTAATCTTACTGTTAAAGTATTTTGTGGAAAAACTGTACCATAGTCTAATGTATTGCTGACACCATTTACAGTATATTTGGTTTGAAGATTTTCCGATTTTGAATTCGTTGGCATTTCGTAAGCTAACATAACTTTAATATTTTCTGTAAAGAAATAACTATATGCAAATGTCCAAGTTCCGTATTTAACATCACTTGTACCACTTGTATATTTGTCGTTAACAACAGTTTTTGTAGTATTAGTAGTTACAAAATTACCAGTTGTGGTAATTTTATTATCTGTTTTTGTTGAATTGTTATTGTAGTTAGTTAATGCAATATCACCCGCTTTAATATCGATGTTGGGATCATAATAATCATAACGAACAGCAACTTGATTACGTTTACCAATATTTTTTGTTAAGTAAACATAGTAACCAAAGAAATTTTTAATTTGATTTGGTCTTATATTACTAGTATTCGTTGTTATATTATTTATAAATAATGTATCATTTTTTGCACTTGTTATAGATGATAAACTTGTTGTATTTCCGATATAACCCGGAAAAGCGTTTTGACCATAAAGAACTTCACCTTTTAAAGTTGTACCACCTAACAAATCCATGTATAATTGGAATTCTGCACCAACCCATTTTTTAGTTAGTTTATCACCAATATTTACAGTTTTAATTAATTCATAATTACCATTTAAAACTTCTGTTGTGGTTGCTTTAATGTTACCATAGTAACCATGTACACCCAAATCAAGTACACCAAAATTACCAAGTCTAAATCCATAAGTAATTCTACCCATAAAATCTTTATAATTATCAAAGTCTTTATTTACTGGATTTATATTAACACCATTAGCATCTAAAATAGTTAAACCATCATTACCATTGAAAATAGCCATTTGAACTTTCAAATTTGTTTTTGGTGGACGAATTTCTAATTTTGCTCCAATAGTTCTTTCACCCGGATATAAAGATCTTATAACCATAGATCTTTCTGGAACTTCCCTACTAGATGATGAATATTCAACTTCATAATTTGGTCTGTTAAATTTACCGGCGTATAATGAGAATGTTTTTATCCAAGGATCATTTAATTGAACATAAGCATCTTTTATATCAATTGATCCCGGTGAGAAATCAGGTTGTAAGACAAAATTAATTCCGTTTATAGGTTCATAAACGAATTTAACTCTAGCTCTACGTACAGAAAAATAATTGTTTGGATATATCGAAGGATTATCAAAATATTGATATTGTGCTTGGATATAACCTGAAATTTTAAGTTTGGTTAATTTATAGAGATCATTTTCAGCAGTTGTTAATCTCTCTTGAACTCCATCCACTTTATCTTTTAAGGTAGATATTGATTCTATTATTGTATCATTTTTTATGTTGTCTGTCGTTTGTGAAAATGAAGTAAACACAAACGATAAAAATATTAAAATTAGTAATAGTTTTTTCATAAGTATAATTTTTTATTTTTATATAGTAAAAAATTATACCTAAAGTGTTGATTTTCAGATTAAATAATTATTAAATAATTATTAAATAATTGTTAAATGTCATCTTTCCTTACAGAATCATATATTCCGAATATATCATTCAGATCTTCTATCATACTATCTTCAGCGTTATCTATAAGGATATTTCTTATATCGTTTCTGTTTTTCATAACGATTTCTTTACCTTTATCTGTGTTTTCAGTAAAATATACATTATTGAAATCGTTTTTAGCTAGAAACATATCAACTTTATTTTTGTTTTCTGTTAATTCAACAATTTTAGAATCGATTACCAAATCAATGAAATTTTTGGATTTTGTATCAATGTCTTTTAATTGTGATAAATCATCAATGTATATTTCTTTAAACTTTGGACTATAATTATTTTCAATAAATCTTATATCATTTTGTTTTAAATTGAAAGCATAAAATCCGTGTCCTATCGTTATGAAATCTTTATTTAATTGATAAGGTGATGTTACATTTATATTAATATCGTTTCCTTTTTGATTATCATAGAATCCATTAAATGATCTTTTAACACCGGGTATTTCAATAGTGGATGATGAACCAAAAAGATATTCCGTATCTGAATCAGGCATAAAAAAATCACCACTTGGAATAAATATTATATTCTTTACTCTTTTTGTTTCATTAATTACTTTTATGTTCTTTTTATTATTGAATAAATCTAGTGAAAATTCTTCATTTAATCCTTTCAGAAGAAAGATCTGCATTAAGGTGGATAGTTCATCGAAAATATTCATAACATCCTTTAAAACCTTAAAATGTGCTGATTGTTTATTGTAAAAAATATTTCCAACGTGTACAAGAATATCACCTTCCCTAACTGTTTTTTTAAGGTAAGGTATAAATGAATTCTTGAAGTAATCCGTTTGAATATCAGCCATTTTGGGATATCCAAACAATGTATTTCCAATTATATAAATCATGTTTTAATATATAATGAATATGATAACAAGTTTTAAAATATTTGAATCCAATGATAACAATCTGAATGACAATTTTTGGAAGTGGTTCGGTGATAGTAAGGTTGTCAATAAAGATGGAAAACCCTTAGTTGTTTATCACGGTTCACAATCAGAATTTAGTGAGTTTGATGGTCCTTCTTTTTTTACTGATGATTATATGAACGCGGATGGATATGCAAGTGGTGAGTATGTATATGAAGTCTATCTTAGTATCAAAAATCCATTGATAATAGATTGTAATGGTAAAAAGTGGGATGATATTGAAACTCCATATGGAACAACCACAGGTGGTGTTGTTGGAAATGTAGATAGTAATAAATATGATGGTGTAATATTTAATAACATAAAAGATAGTTGGATTGATGATGTAGATTATCAAGACCCATCAACCGTTTATGTTACATTTAATCCAAATCAAATTAAATCAGTTGAAAATGATGAAACTTGGGATACTACAAATAATGATATTTATAGATGATAACAAGTTTTAAAATATTTGAACGAAGTGAAAATTCGTTATTTGAGGGAAAGGTTTCTGGTATTCCATTAAGAAAAATGGATAAAGAAAGATTTGAATGGTGGGTTGGTTCCGAAAATGTAATAAATGGTAAAATAAAAGTATTTCGTGGAACGAATGTTAAAAATGCAGGACTTAGAACAAGAGATTTTGTAACAACAAATAAAGAATATGCCGGAAAATATGGTCCATATGTAGAAGAATTCAATATACCGATTAAATATTTAAATTATTTTTCTGGTGTTAAAGGTGGTGATCCAGAACAATTACATAGTTGGAATTTAGGTAGTAAATCACAACCAACAGAATTAATTTATACTGGTGAAAACATTAATGAAAGTACTTTGTATGGTAATGATATGAATGACTATCCATTGTTAGTTTATCACGGGACTTCTAGGGGTCATGATTTCAATTCACCATCTGACATTCATAATAATTGGTTAAAATCAAAAGTAAAAGGTACATTTTTTTCTACTGAAAAATATTTTGCTGCTGAATATATGGGTGAATGGAAAGGTATAACAGAAGGTAAATTATATGAAGTTCATCTTAAACCAAATCTTAATTTGTTTGATACGAAAAATTTAGAAAATTGTAAATTACTTATAGATAAATTCGGTGAATTTGAAGATGATGTTGAATTATATGATGGTGATGATTATATAATTGATACACCGGAAAGATTATTTCGTTTAGAGGACAATTGGTTTGCAATAGAATATCAAAAGGGGTGTTTGAAATGGTTATCGAAAAATTATGATGGTGTAATTGTATTTGAAAATATGGTTAAGAACGTAATTCTATTTAATCCTGTTAAAGAAAAAATAATTTCATTTGAAGAAATATGATAAAGTTATTTGAAGAATTCATAAAGAAAAGAGAGATATATCATTTTACAGAAAGTTTAGACTCTTTATGTGATATATTATCAGATGATGTTTTAATGTCTGGTGAGAAAAGTAATTATGGAAGAGGATATGAAAATATTTCATTTACTTGGAATCCTAATTTATGGGATATAGAATACATGGGAGATTATGATTATAGATATAAAATAAAAATGTGTTTTGATTATGATAGAATCAGTAAAGAATGGAAATTTGAACCTTATGATTATTTTAAAGAAGTTCAAGGTGATCAAGATCCAGAAGAACAAGAAGAAAGGGTGATTGGTGATGAAATGAATGGAATAACAAAATATATCACCAAAATTTATATTAGTTCAGAATATGGTAGAGGTGATATGGAATGGTTAAAAAATAGATATCCAGAAATTAAATTTCATTGGGCAAGAAGGAAAAAATTTAAACAAGAAGAATCTGAAAGATGGTAAAATTTAATAAAAATATTCTTCATAAAATATAATTTGTTCTGGTGATACATATTCTGTTATGAATTGAAATTTACCACTTCTTAAATCTGCATCATCTGGATCCTGTTCGATATTTCCAAAATTTGTTTTAATATAAAGTTGAATTCCTTTACCACCATGTTTTCTTACGGCAATTTTTGCATAATTAGATACCGCTTGACCACTTGTTTCCGTTGTTAAATAAACCCCAGAATAAGAATTTGAAAATGGATTTGTTTTCTTAAAACCAGTTTTCAATCCATTCTTTTCTATACTTTTCAATAAATTTGAAGATGTATAATGATATAATAATATCGGTTGATTTCCTATAATATCTTCAATATCATTACTATAATCATAGAAAGATACTAATTTTTGTTCTTCAACTTCTACAACTTCGATACTATATTCATCTTTTAAAAAATATTTTCTTGCTTCTAATTCATTAAATTTATCATTGATAGAAAACAATTCTATATCAGCTTCGGAAATATATTTCATATATACCTTTTTATCACAACGACTAAACATATCATTGATCATGTTTTCTTCTGAATTAGACTCAAATAACGAATTTTCACTTCGTTCAAATATTTTAAAGTTTGTTATCATTTTCCCGTTATACATATTACTTCTTCTATTAAATCTAAATTACTATAATTTGGTATTAATGTTGTATCTACTAAAATTTTTTCTGGTTTATATGTTTTTATTTCCATATATCCCGGATCATTCATCATTCCTAAAGCAGTATCTAAATTTCTACAATATGATTTCAATTTATTTTTTGAATATTTTAATTCACCTTTTAAATCATAAATAACTCTATAAAGTGTTACTTCAGTATTTGGTTTATATTTAGATAATTCTTTAACTATTTCAGGATCAATTTCTTTAACTCCATTATTTTGATAATGTTTCAAAAATTTATCATTCCATGACCAGTTGACTAGAAAACTATGTGCTTTATGTGATAACGGATTATTTTTAGGATAAACATTTCTTTGATAAATGTCTGAAATTTTATCATCACCGTAATCCCATCCTGTTATTGGTTTTTCATTATTCCAATTATTAAAATCTTCAACTTTTCTATATCTTTTCTTAACGTATTTTTCAATCGATTTACTTGTATATCCTAATAATTCACCTATTTCACGAGCTTCTTCTGGGGATTGATCATTTAAATAACCATCATGTTTAGATGCAATATCAAATAATCTTTTTGCTTTCTTTTCATCTTTATAAACTATATAAGTATTTGGTTTGGTTTTTATTACCTTTAATCCTTTTTCTTCAATTCTAACTAAATCCGGTGACCAAACATCTGAAATAAAACCGACATCTCTTTTTCCATCAATAATAGTTTGAATCGAATAATCAAATTCTTTCTTCTTACTACCTGTGATATCTTTTGGGTTTATATCTTCAAATATTTTGAATTTTGTTATCATAGGTTTATATATAAAATTTTGGCATAAAAAACCCACCGTATAGGTGGGTATGTATTTCATATCAGTCTACTTTCCATTGATCAATTTTTTCTTTCCAAAGTTTTTTGATTTCAGTTACCGCACTTCTTTTTAATATTGGATAACCCACTTTAGGAATTGTTCTATCAATTGATTCTTTTACATCAGCGATTAATTCATCTATTGAAATTTCCATTCTCATTCCAGAAATATCTGTATCATCAAAATCTTCAAAATTGAATCTTTTATCCCATTTACCAATTTCGAAATCTTCACTTAATTTGATGTCTTTAATGTGTTTCATTTTAAAAAATTTATTTTGATAAAAGAACAATTAAACCATTTCTAACTAAATCGTAGAGTTCATTTGGAATTTCAGAAATAATTGAAAAATTATTATTTCCTTTAATTTTTATTTGTGATGAACTTTCATTTAAATGTTTATCTTTGATTTGAATATCCATAAAACTTAAAACAAAAGGTTGAATTTTAAATCCTTTATCATTATTTCTAATAACGTGAATCTCACCATTTTCTTTTTCTGAAATCATATACCAACATTTTTCTTTGTCAATACCTTTTTTCATAAGAAAATCTGTAACCTCTTGAAGTTTTAAACCACTAAAATGAACAACTTTTCCGATAACTTTAACTTCCTTTTTTGAATCTAACACTTTTTCTTCGATTGGAACAGCATTATCTGGACTTTTTCTTTCTTCTTCTTTTTCCAATTTTTTTGGATCCGGAAGAACTTTTTTTGGTTCTTCTTCCTTATCAATCTTATTTGGTGATTGATTTTCTGGATTTTTTGGTTCAACTTTAGTTTCAACAATTTTTGGTTCAACCTTTTTAATAACCGTTTTAACAGTTTCTTTCACAACAGGTTTAGGTTCTGGTTTGATTTCTTTCTTTGTAGTTTCAAACCTTCTGTTTTTTGGATAATGTTCAAGGATATTTTCGAATTTAACCGATATAATAGTTTCACCAACTTTAATATCAAATTGTTCGTTTCCAGCTTTTTCATAAACTCTTGAAACTTCACCTTTAAATTCACGACCTTTGAACTCGGTAACAACAATATCCCCAATTTTGATCATACTATTTGATTGTTGTTTCTGTTCTTGAACAACAGGAGTTTTAGGAGATAAATTATTATCTTCAAAAAGTTTATACAAGTCTTTAATATCCAATTCCATTTTTTATATTAATTTTTTATTATTCGGTTGGTGGTATTTGTTGAGCTGTTTGTTGTGGGTTTTGTGTACCTACTGTTGCTGGTGGACTTTGAATTTGTTGACCACCTTGTTGACCTTGTGGTGCTGGCACTTGTGCTTGTGGCACTTGTTGTGCAGTTTGGGCAGGTGCTTGAGCAACTTGAGCTTGTGATTTAGTATCAGCGTTTCCAGTTACAATTGATACTGGGAAATTTTCAATTATCATTAAGTTTGAAATTGTGTAATCTACTAAAGTTCTAGCGATTAAGTCATCTGACCATACACCACCTTTAACGATATCTTTTCCGGTTTCATCTGAAACTTTCTTAATAAAACTTTTTACCAAAGCAATAGGAAAATTTACCATTTTAACGATAGGAATTGAATCAACTTCTTTTTGAGATTGAGCTTCATCAATTTTTTCAACGTTTTCAATATTATCAACCTTTTTTTCGGTAACTGATTTTCTCTTATTCTGAAAATCTTCGAAATTTGTTAGATTCTTTGCCATGTGATTTTTAATTATTTTTCTATTATATATTAAAGTTTAAAACTCATTTTTTTAATTGAGCATAAAAACTCTAATAGAAACATATATATTAAAAATAAAGGACTAAAAAATCACTTTTTTCCGAATCTCCATTGAAAGACATCATAATGGACAGAAAAACCAGCACTCCATCCAAATCTTGGGTTTGCTAGATTATAATCGGTATTTAAACCAAACCCGATATATGGTCCAATTGCCCACTTTTTAGCTTTAACTGGTTCCGGTGGTGGTTGTTTATCAATAAAATATCCACCTGTTAAATCAGTAAACTGGAGTTTTGGTGATTTAGATATTGCATAGACTTGATATTTTTTATCTAATTCTCTGAATCCATATGTTATTTTTATTTCTGTGAAATTTGTATCAAATACGGTAATATCTGGTTGAATTATCCATTTTTTATCATTAGGTATCATGTAGAATCTACTTGTACCAACGATTTTTTGTTTAAAACTAGAATCAGAATAAAATGAACCAAAGTTTAATCCATAATGATGTTTGGTTGAATCTATAATGACCAATTTATTATCAGCTTTAATACCACCCAAATCACCTTGTATTTTGGAATTTATAACGGAAATAACATCACCTTTTATTTTCTTAACTTCGTTATAAAGATCTTTATTGTATTTTTCCAAATCAGCCAATTTTTGAACCAAAAAAGTTTCTCTGGAAAATTCATAAGCTTTTAATTTCTTATTAAATTCGATAGTTATACTATCTTTCATAGCCATCATGTTTTGATTCCAAAGTTTTTCTTGATAAGCTGCTCTTTCACGTTCAGTCTTTAAAGTTGAACAAGTCTGAAATAAAAAAACAGACATTACAATTAAAGCTCCAAATAATATCAACGGATAATATTTCTTAATAAATTCTAATACTTTCATAATTTTTCTTATTATAGTTTATGATTATTATAGAAAAGAATTTGTTTTTTGTTTAAAATTAATAGGATAAATGAATATTATCGTTACGAACAGCGTAATTAAGTTTTACTGAATATGGTATTATTTGATCTGTCCAATTATAAGATCTGTCGTGGAATAAACCATTAACCCAATGACCACCCAAATAAATACCATAAAAGTAACCTTCGTGAAAAACACCATCATACCAACCACCACTAGGTGTTGATAATGTCGATTTATTAACACCTGTTGCTTTATAATTTACATAAAATTTACCACCATAAAAATCCCCACCATACCAATTTATTATAGATGGGTATGTTGCATATAAAGATGGTATTTCATTATTAATATAAGATCCGGGTAAACCTGTTTGCCATTTAACACAATTTGGATTACCAAAAATTCCATTATTGAAAGTACCACCACTCCAAAATACTATTGGTACATCATATTTTGTTAAATTTGAAATGAGAAATTGTTTTCCCATATGACCACTATTAAATGTCCCTTGTGTCCAATTTACATTATGAAAAACAGAATTATTAACAATACCATTCAACCAATCACCATATAACCAAGTAGAATCATTAAAATCACCATAATAGAAAGTACCACCACTCCACATACTTTTAATAAATTTCCCACTTTTGAAATCACCTTTTACCCAGAAAGAGTTTTTGAATTCACCACCATTAAATGTACCATCCATCCATTTATATGTTGTTGCACTTGAAACAAAGAAACTAGACGTATTTACACCACCAGATGTAAAAGTACCACTATTAAAAATACCATTATACCAATAAGATGAATTAAATTTACCATTATTAAATTTACCATTATACCAATAACTTGAATTCATTGTTCCATTATTAAATGTTCCACCACTCCAATAACTATTTTGAAATATACCATTATTAAATATACCATTTAACCATTGTGAATTTTCAATGAATCCACCATTAAATGTCCCACCAGACCATATACAATTTGACATTCCACCATAATTAAATGTTCCACCAGTCCAATAACTGTTTTTAAAATTTTCATCACCATTTGGATTAAATATACTTCCACCACCATTGAATGTTCCACCCAACCAAACTGAATCTTCAAACATTCCACTATTGAAAATACCAGTAACCCAAGTTTTACCACTAAATATACCTTCGTTCCATATACCATTATACCAAGGGTTTGTTGGAGTTCCGGGACCAAAGTAAGTAGATCCACTTCCGTACCATATTCCATAATGCCAAATAGAATTTGCATTTATATTACAATTTGTGAAATCACCAGATTGAACTTCAACATCATAAAAATCACATCTATCAAAACCACCACCATATATAGTGCCACCCGAAAAAATACAATTAGTATAAAATCCATTATTTATTATTGAATTGTAAAATTTAGTGAAATTTATATATGTGTAACCAAATGAATTATTGTTATATGTGAAATAACTTGTAACCGGACTATCTGTTCTTGAAACGGAACTAAAATCTTTATATTTATATGGACTAAAAGTTAATTTTGTTCCTGTGATGGTATCAATGATTCTTGAATTTACACTAACATATTGACTATCATATTTATCTCTCATGTCAACATAAAAAGCGTTTGTGCCACTTAGAACGATACATTGTTTTATATCAACATCGATATAAGTATCTGTTGAGTTATTAAAATTAACTTTTCTAAAACAAACACCATCAACCCAACCACCATAAAAATTCATTTGGTGAACATATATTTTGGTTAAATAATGATTATATAATTTTACATTATCTAAACTTGAATCGTAAAAACGTTTAATTGTTATTTCATTATTTGTTTCATTTACTTTGATAACTTCATAACCTTGTTCTTGATTTAAATATATCCAATCTGTACAACCACTAAATTCGTAATAACTATCCAAAACAGTTCTTCCCGTTCCCAAATTTATATCGTCAAGATCTCTGTTCATGTTTTCATCGTACATTATAAAAACGTGATCACCAACATTAATAGACATATTTGTTTCCGTAAATAATTTAATATAATTCCCATCATTTGAAACAACTGGTAATAATTTAACGGAATTTGGTGATATTGAATAATTTGTATTATTATTCATGTTTAATACTTCACCATACTTTTGATTAGAATATTTTCTACTATCAAGATATAATTTTGTTGAAATAATACCTTGTTGTGTCGCCGTATTTGTTGCTGTCGCCATTAAATGATTGACATTTTTATTTGTATATATTAAAACAAGGTTTGTTAAATTAAAACTTTTTAGGTTATAATCAATATATTAAAAAAAATAATTATCTCCCCGTTAATGATTAATGATAGAACCGACGAGATTACTGAATTTCTAACAGAAATATTTGTTGAAAAAAGAGACATCTTCAAGAAGATGATACTTGAAGTAAATAAAACTATTAAGGATAGTATGAAATTAGATTTTCAATACACATATGATACTTTTTGTGCTGATTATTTAGAAGTTTTTGTATCATTTTTTCAAAGACACCCAGAAGTAGATTACATGGATATGAATATGGTATCTTTTTATACAAATATAATTTTGGGTGAGATTTTTTTAAAATTAAAAATTAAATATCCGAAAAATGGAAATGAAGCAGGAAATGTTGGAAATGTTGACTAATAGTTTAGTTGAAGATAGGAAACATTTTAAAGAGATGAAAGAAGATGTATCTAAAATTGTTGAACGTTATGATGGAAAAGGCATTGAATGGACTTATGATGAATTTTGTGTTCGATTTATAAATAATTTGAAGAAGAAAAAGATAAGTGAAAAATTTGTTCCTGATCAATTAAAAAAACTTTTCTTGGATTGTATGGTAGAAATTAGTATAGAAGAATTGGAAAAAAGAGGGTTGGAAACTGAATCAAGAATTATTTATAAAATATTAAAAAACAAAGAATATGATGAAGTTCAAGAGTAGGCCAAATGATTGTATTAAAGTCGATGGAAAAGAATATTGGATTTCAAGATCTATCGCTATTGTATCTGTTTTAATTTTCAAAGAAGATAATGAATATTTTGTTTTATTGGAAAAAAGATCAGATAAAATGGAACAACCCGGAAGATGGTGTTGCCCTTGTGGTTATTTAGATTGGGATGAAAATGGATGGGAATGTATGATAAGGGAAGTTTATGAAGAAACAGGTTTATACATACCTGATTATACACATAAAATTATATTCAATAATAATGAAGATCCATTTTATATTAACACAAAACCAGATAGTGAAAGACAAAATGTAGCATTGGGATATGGTGTTGTGTTTGATTCAAAATTTACATTTGAAGAAACTAAAATAAGTGATGAAATTACAGAAATTCTTTATGTTAATATAAAAGATATACAGAATTATGATTTAGCTTTTAATCATAAAAAAAGAATTGAATTATTTTTGAAAATAATCGAAAATAAATGACAAAAATACCAAATAGGACCGGATAAATTTTATATATAATAGAGCCGTTTATAATTTTTAAAACTTTTTTGTTTTGGGGTTATAAAAGGTTTAAAGGCAATTTAAAGTTTATTAGATTAATTGGCTTAAACGAAAGATTTAAAATTATTTAAGGCTTTCTAAAAAACAATCAAAGCATGTATGGAATACAAGGAATTTGATGACAAATTTTTGTTCGAGTCTGACGCAGAACAACAAAAAGAAGAAATGAGTTTTCTTAACAAGAAAACCAAAAACCAAGACGGGATTTTTCGTCCAACTCTGGAAGAAGCCCAAGACCCAAAAGTAGGTTACAAAGCAAAAATTCGTTTTCTTCGTAATTTAACTCGTGGTGGAAAATTAGGTCCAGCATCTGTTGAAAAACATGTGCATTATATCGCACACGGACCATTTGACAATCATTCTGATTTAGTAGGTTATTATGATTGTGAAAGAAACTTCAAAGAAAAGTGTGATCTTTGTACACAGTACTGGAAGTTGAAGAAATCAAAAAATCAAGCTGATGTTGAAAAATCTGAATATTTAAGTAGAAATACTAAATATTATAGTTACATCATGGTTTTGGAAGATGTTCAACACCCGGAATTAGTTGGTAAAATTTTGGTTTTCCCTTACGGGTACAAAATCAAAGAAAAGATCAATCTTGAAAATACAGGTGAAGTTACCGGAACAAAATGTAACATTTTTGATTTCGGAAAGGGTAAAGACTTCATGTTGATTATTAAGGAAAGAAAAACTTCTGTTGGTACTTTCCCAGATTATGACAACAGTACTTTCTTGGAAGTATCACCTTTAAAAATCTATAACGAAAAGGCACAAAAATTTGTGACTGTTCAAGTAGATGAAAACGGTGAAGTAAGAGACAGTAAATGGCAAGCTAAAATCAAGGAAGTCCTTTTAGCTCGTGATGAAAAGGTGAATCTTGAAGACCACATTCCAAACAAGGAATGGTCAGATGAAGATAGAGATAAAGTTACTCGTATCTTAAAGATCATTAGTGGAAATGATGTAATGTTTGCTGAATCTTCAGCAAGAGAAGTACGTAATACAGCTCCAACTGGTGGAACTAAACAACCAACACAACAGACTGTAACTGCAGACGCTGATTTGGATGAATTTTTCAATTTCGGTGATGGTGAAGCTGAAAAGTAATTAAATTATTTTTCATTGAAAAAAGGACTGAATATTTTCAGTCCTTTTTTTTTTATATATACGTTTCCATGAAAACGTTTTTCGAATTTTTATCAGAAAATCAAAATAATTATCCGTTTGTTAGAGTAGAAAAAAACGAATTTCAACTAACAGTCGCAACGGGTGAATCCGGTGATGGGATATATTTCTCTTTAACCAAATACCCAAAAATGTTAAAGTATTATAAAGATATGACCGAAGATGGTCATAGAATTATTTATGCTAAACCAAAATCAAATTGTCAAATTCATGATTTTACAAACCGTTAAAAAAATCTTACACAAATCTACACCTGTGTAACTTTTTCTTCTTGTTTCATCGTATCATTACTTCTTAGATTCATTTCTGAATGTTCGTCCATAAGCGGATACTCCACAAGCGTAAATTCGGGATAACGTATCCCTATCAATCTCTTCCCTTCGTTAACTATATTCGTGGCTGCGTTGAAATCTCTTGAATGATGTGTACCACAATCAGGACACGCCCAATCTCTTTCTTTCAATGATAAGTTTTTATACTTATAACCACACTTTGAACATAGTTTACTTGAAGGAAACCATCTATCTATCACCACCAAATCTCTTCTGTACCATTCACATTTATATTTTAGTTGTCTAAATGTTTCGTTAATTGATAAATCCTGAATTGATTTTGATAAATTATGATTTTTCATCATACCACTAACATTCAAATCCTCAATGACTATCGTTTGGTTCTCACGAACTAATTGAGTTGTAATGTTATGTATGTAATTTATTTTAATATTATTTAATTCTTCATATTTTCTTGCAAGTTTTATCTTGACTTTATATCTGTTATGACTTCCAACAACTTTCTTTGATAATTGTCGTTGCAGTTTAACCAATGTCTTTTCATTGTTTTTTCTTAATTTCAGGTTATTGAATACCTGACCATCTGAACAAACCATAAAATCTTTGATACCAATATC